CCCCCCGCGTCGTCCGACTACAGCGACGCCAAGATCGGATGGAAAAACATCTCCCTCCGCGCGCAGGAGACGCTCGACCGATGGCAATTCGACGACGCGGGCCGCGAATTTATCGGCTTTTATCAGCAAGCCGCACCCCTTTTGCGAGACACCTTCATCCCGATTTCAAAAGGCGTCCACGCCCGTACCGAGACCGACAAAAATAATCCCGAAGGGCGCTCCATGCTGAGGAATGCCTTCCGGTCATATTTCTACCTCAAGCGATTTCAAGAGCTTGAAGGCGTAGGGGCAGAGCGAGACGCTACGGGGATGGTTGTGATGGAGGTCCCTTACGATTATTTGCTCTCTACTGCGTCCGTCGAAAAGAAAAGCCTTCTTGCCAAGTTCAAGAAAATGCTTTCTTCGATGAAGCGAAATCAGAATGAGGGCGTGATCGTCCCCTCCGAGCTGAGCGATAAAAACATGCCTACGGGCTTCAAGCTTCGCCTTTTGACCTCGGGAGGCTCTCGCCAATTCGACTTTGACAAAGTGATCTCCCGGTACCAGCGAAACATCGCGCAAACGATTTCGACGCAATTCATCTTTCTTGGGATGAACTCGGTCGGATCGTTCGCGCTCTCTTCAGACCAGACGAACGTTTTTGCGCAAACGCTCGGGGCGCTCCTGAACAACATCGAGGACACCTTCAACCGGCAAGCGGTCGAGGAGTTGATGCGACTCAATGGAGCACCGCGCGAGCTTTGGCCTCGATGGGAGCATGGGGACATCGAGAGCGTGAACTCGGAGGCTTTGATCCGCACCTTGAAAATGGCTGTCGACTCTGGATTGATTAACCCCTCGATGCCTCTTGAGCGGGAGATCATGTCGATGCTAAACATGCCGTTTAACGAGGATGAGGCCCTTGAATTCGACAACACAGAAGCGATCGTCAGCGAGCGCGATCCCCAAGACGTTGCTAACGAGTCCATGGAAACCGAGGAAGAGATTTCCAAGGACTTCGGCGGTACCCCTTTCGATTTGGTTGCGGGGCAAGGCGTCAACACTTTGATCGTGGGGGTCTGAAATGTGTACTGCCGACGCTACTCCCGAAATGATCTCTACGGTGACGAAAGCCAATGGCGATAAAGTCGTTTGGGAGCAAGGCGTCAACATCGCCCGCAATTCTCAATCGAAGATCACAAAGCCTTTTCTTGCAGCGATGGAGGCCCTTCGTCGTGAATGGGTCCGCAACATCGTGAACAAAGTCAACATCGAGCCCGAGTTGATCTTGACCGGTGTCGCGGCTCTTGATTGGGCAGGCTGGGGCGAGACGATCATGGGCGGCTGGAACAAGGGGACCGTGCAAGTCCTCGAGAGCTCAACGCGGGGATCCCTTGAGCTTTCCGGCTTTGAATTTGTTGAAATCAAAAAGCAGGAGGTGATCTGGTCGATCGACGAAAAGACGAATCAGGTCAATCTCTGGGTTGAGAACCGAGGCGCACAATTCATCACCGGGATGACGACCTCGACGAGAAGCACCATCGAGAAGATCCTCATCGAAGGAGTCCAGCAAGGATTGCCCGTAAGGGAGATCGCAAAGCGCGTTGAAATGGTGATCGGCCTCACCGCGCGGGATGCGAATGCAGTATTGCGCCGGCGGTCGCTTTTGCAGACCCAGGGAACAAAGACGGCTCAAATCGACAAAGTGATCAAGCGGTACCGTGAAAAGCTCATCAAATCCCGCTCCGTCACGGTCGCGCGTACCGAATTAATGGCTGCAAGAAATCAGGGGACCGTGAACGCATGGAGAATTGCGCAAGCTCAAGGCGTGGCCCCATTGGACGCTAAAAAAGAATGGGTAATGTTCGACGGATGCCCCATCTGTGCGTCCATTGTCGACGCGGGACCGGTTGATCTGAACGCCCAATTCTACTCCTCGGAATCGGGCTTCTATTATGACGCCCCGCCCGCGCATCCCCGCTGCGTTTGTTCCGTAGCTCTACAGTAGCGCTAGATAGATCTCTGCTGTACTGTAGCGAAATGAAAACTTTGCTTCACATTTCAAAGTCAACTGAACATTCGTGCGGAACGTGCGAATCTTTCAAGGTTCGCCGGTGCGAGAAGTTCGACATCGCCCCATCGGAGCGCGAGGTCTGCGCCGAATTCAGCAAAGCGTTCAGCGAAATCGAACAGCGAGAGCAGGCATTTGAGATCGTGAAGTCCGACGACGATCAAATGCTTGTTTTTGGATGGCTCTACGTCTCAAAGACTGCCGACGGGAAGCAAGTCGTAGACCATAGCGGGGAAGTCGTCACCATCGAGACGCTTGAAAAAGCAAGCTATGAATTTGTGCTGAAGTACCGCGACGCGGGAGACAGCCACAAAAAATCCGAAGGGGAAATTATCTCGGTCGGGAAACTTGTCGAATGCATTGTGTTCACGGCGGAGAAGATCGCCGCCCTTGGAGTCCCGGACGGGATCATTCCTTGTGGAATCTGGGCAGGCTTCAAGATTGATGAGCCCGAGACCTGGGAAAAAGTCAAATCAGGCGAATACAAAATGTTCAGCTTTGGCGGAACCGCCATACCTGAACTTCTAGGAGGATGAAATGCCAGTGAAGAAGCCAAAGCAGGAATTGAAAAATCTCACCATCAAAGAGGGGTCCGTCGTCGAGAGAGGCGACAACCCAGAGGCGCACATCATGATCGTTAAAAATCAGGAAGACGATCGAACCCTCGTCCGCAAGCTTTGGGACTGGGTCAAAGGTGAGTCCGTCGAGAAGTACATGACGACCTCGGAGATTCTCGCCGAAGACCGTTTCGTCTCGGAGTTCTCAAAGCTCCGAAACGCATTCCGTGACGCCGTCGACATGTCGATGTGGCTTCCGATGGATCAAATGGCCGTCAACATGAAAAAAAGCGTTGACGAATTCACCTCCGAAGCGAACCGCCTTATGGGTGAACTCGAAGGCACGGCCCCAGGCACCGCCGAAGCCTTGAAATCTATTATTGACGACCTATCCGCCGGGTCTGATACACCTAGCGCTCAAGGGCGTGAGAAATTTGCAAAAGCGTTTGAAGCCTTGGAGTCTTTTTCAATGCCCAAAGCGCCCCAACTAGCGACAGAAACACCCGTCGCGCAAGAAAAGGAGGCCAAAATGGCCCAAGTCACAAAAAGCTTTGAGGAAATCCTCAAAGGTCTATCCGAAGGCGACCGCGATACCGTTGCGGCTGCCCTTTCCGATTCTGCCGCAGCGACGGAAAAAGCTTTGAAAGAAGCCGAAGAGGCCCGAGCGACCAATAAAACCCTTGAAGAGCGTCTCGACGTTCTCGAAAAAGGTCAAGAGCGGACCCGCTTTGTCGCTCTCGCAAAAGAGATCATCGGCGACGCTGGTCTCTCTGTCGAGGATACAGCAGACACCCTCGAGGCCGCTTACGGCGTGAGCAAAGAGGCCGGAGACAAGCTTTCCGTGATCCTCAAGGCCGCTTCATCCCAAGCCGCTATTGACGGCTTGACCGAAGAATTGGGCGTCGAGGGCGGCGATGCCGAGACCGTCGGAGGCGCATCGGCCGAAGACCAAATCAGCGCAATCGCCAAAAAGCTGAAAGAGGAAGTTCCCTCTTTGAGCTTCGTCCGGGCATACATTAAAGCCGCCGCGGCAAATCCCACACTCAAAGCCCAAGCAATGGGGGTCTGATCTCGTCGGTCAATCCTGACCGAAAGATCGCCTCATCAAAAAATCTAGGAGGGTCAAAATGGCCTACGGTGAATACTCCACTCTCGATCTCCCATTTAAGACCGCCGCCAATCTCACGGCAGCGATCTACACCCCCGTCAAGGTGACCGCCGATCAATCGGTTGCAGCTTGTGCCGCAGGAGAAGCCGCAATCGGCTTCCTGCAAAATAAGCCCAATGGATCCGGCGTCGGCGATGCGGGTGATGGCGTCGAAGCCTCCGTCCGCCTTCTCGGCGTGACCCGTGTCCGCGCTGCGGGCGTCATCGCCCTCGGCGTCCCCGTCGCCGCTGCGGGTGCAAATCTTGTCACTGCCGCCGCTTCGGGTGACTTCCCCCTCGGGACCGCTTTGGAGGCCGCTTCTGCTGCCGGTCAAGTGATCTCCGTCGCAATCAATCCATCCCTCGTGCCGCTCGTCTGATCGGGCTAGGCCGCTTTAGGCCGAAAGGAAAAAATCATGGAAATCAAAAAGACATCCCAGCCCACTTCAGGCGACGTGCACGTCAATACGACCCTGCGCAATGTGATGATCGATTGGGCTTTGTCCAATCCTGTTTACGCGTTCAATCGCGTATTCCCGATGCTCAACGTCGAGCGCAAATCGAACAAATACTTTGTTCGGAATCGCGAAGACACTCAGCGCAATGACGCAACCCCTCGGGCAGGCGGCACCGCTGCGCCTCGCGGCGTTCGTCGTTTGTCTACTCAGGAATACATGTGTGAACGTGTTTCCTATGCCGAGATCATCGACGACGAGACAGAAGCCAACAGCGACACCCCTACGA